CCTATCCCCCATAGACTGTTTAAAAATTCCAGTTCTGCCCTCTCATGTCTATCATCCTGTTTGGAGGCCAGCGGTTCCGTTTCTGGAAGATCGACGTCACCGACGAGATGAAGGACGAACTCATCAAGCGGGCGGCGGCTTGGTGGGCGCACATTGAAGCTGGCACCTATCCTGACCCGGAAACACCGGACCAGGCCCGCGTCGTGTGGAAGCAGGACAACGAAGGCTCCATCGTCGCGACGGCCACTGTGGAAACCATGTGCGCCCAGCTTCGCAATCTGAAGGATCAGCTTAAAGAATACGAGGAAATGGAAGCCAAGCTGGTCGTGCAGATTCAGAACTACATGGCGTCGAACGCGGTTCTTGAGAGCATCGACGGTCGCGTACTGGCGACCTGGAAGACTGCCAAGGCATCCAACAGGTTCTCCGCGGACCTGATGAAGAAGTCGATGCCCGACATTTACGACAAGTTTGTCGTGCCTACCGCCGGTTCACGCCGGTTTCTCGTGAAGTGAGGGTCTCATGACCAACCTGGTTCCATATTCAGACCAAGAGCGCATGGCGCAGGCTATCGCCAAGAGCGGCCTGTTCGGCCTCAAGGACTCGACGCAAGTGCTGGCTCTGATGGCTGTGGCGCAGGCAGAGGGCAGGCACCCCGCCTCTGTGGCTCGCGACTATCACATCATCCAAGGGCGTCCAGCCCTGAAGGCCGACGCCATGCTCGCACGCTTCCAGGCGGCTGGCGGCTCGGTCGAGTGGCTGTCGTATACCGACGAAAAGGTCGAAGCCAAGTTCTCTCACCCGCAGGGAGGCTCTCTGACGCTCGCGTGGACGCTCGAACAGGCAAAGAAGATTGGATTGGCGTCCAAGGACAACTGGAAAACCTATCCTCGCGCAATGCTTCGCGCCCGCGTCATCTCAGAAGGCATTCGCACGGTCTATCCAGGCATTCTGGTTGGTGAGTACACGCCGGAAGAGGTGCAGGATTTCAAGGAAGTCAACCCGCGCCCCGTCATCATTGATGCGGAACCTGAAAACGAGTTCGACGAGGAAGAGGGAACCATCCCGATTTACATACCAGACGGCGACGGTCGCCGCGTGTACAGCATGGTCGCTAACACAGACCTTTGGTTGGACGAGTACCATCGCATCATCGTTAACATCGACCGTTCGAAAATGCCCGTTGAACAACGAGCGGAAAAGGCGAGCGCCTTTCGTTCGGTGAACAAGGAAACATTCGACATGATTACCCTGGGAGAAACAGAAAATGGCAAATCCGAAATTTGAGAAGGAAGGGCTTGGCGTCCTGTTCATTCACGACAAGAAGTCCGAAAAGGCCCCCGACTACAAGGGCGATCTCATTCTCGACCGCGATTACTCAAAGGGCGAGAAGGTTAAGATCGCCGGTTGGCGCAAGGATACTCCGCGCAATCACCTGATCTCGCTGCGGATCGACGACTACAAGGCAAGCTCCGAATCTTACCCAAAACCGGCAAACCGGCGCGACGACGAGATTCCGTTTTGAGCAAAAGCCAGCGCGACAAGGGCCACAATTTCGAGCGCGATGTGGTCAACATTCTGAAAGAGCGAGGAGTTCCGGCTGCTCGCAATCTTACGCAAACGCGGGACAGTGGTGGCGACATCATTGTCGGGCGGTGGCTGTTTGAGTGCAAACGGTATGCGTCTATCGCTGTTTACAAGTGGCTCAATCAAGCCGTGGAGGCCGCAGATGCAGGTCATCAGCTTCTACCAGTGGTTGTCGCGAAGGCAGACAGAAAAGAACCAATCGTCATCATGCGATTGTCAGATTTCCTCGAAACTCAAGAGGATTTCAGAACTGGAAAAGGAATACTCTCACGCGCTGGCGGCGATCAGCTATCACCTGGCGCACATATCGGCTCTTCAGGACGCAGTGATCCGCAAGAATGAAGAGATTGACAACCTGAAAGCTCAACTCAAAGGGGACAGACAATGAACGCAAGCAACATCATGGACGAACACGAGTGCCGCGCCGCTGCCATCAATGCGGTTTTTTTGCGGTGCGACCAGCTCAAGCGCAATTTTTTCACAGCACAGGATGCGCGGGCGAGCGACCTTATTGTCAGGACGCTGATGCAGTTGCAGACTGTCGATGCCTATAACGGCATAGACATCGCTGCGCCTCAGACCTTGCCGTCACATTCTGATGTCAGTGTTTATGCGGCGATTGAAAAGGCGCTCACTTCGGAGAAAACTTGATGAAGAAGCTCATCGCCACCATGTCGATTTGTGCTGCTTTCCCTTGCTTTGCGAAGGGCGACGAAACACACGCTGAATACTGGATGCGAGAGGCTGAACGCACTGCGCTGGCCGCGTCGTCAGTTTACGGCGTCATTCCAAGCGAAAAGTCGTTCAAGGGGAATCGGGTCAGGATTAGTCGCCAGAGCCAGATGCAGATCAAACAGATGGTCGCGCAAAAGGCTCGCGCTGAACTCGGCTCACAGTGGGTACAGTCCGCAGTGCGGATCGCCTATGTCGAGAGCCGGTTCAACGCCAGGGCTGTCGGACCTCGCACTCGACATGGCAGGGCGATGGGCGTGATGCAGGTTCTTCCTGGCTCTGCCCGTGCTCTCGGTTACAACCCGCAGCATCTGCTGAACCCTGAGTACGGGATTGCGGCTGGCATAGCTCATATGAAGGCTTGCATCCGGTCAGGGGTTCGAACAGAGCGAGAAATGGCGGCGTGCCATGTGGCAGGCGTGAGAGGCTGGAAGCAGCGATTGGCTGGGCGTCATGAGAGGTACAAGCGCCAGTACGTTTCGCTAGTCCAGAATGCTCGCGTTTATTAACCACGGGATCAAGAGCGATGAGTGATGACTATGTGGGCGTGAAAATCGACGGCGTTCTGTACGTCAAACTGGATGACGTAAAGCCGCTGCGCAAGGCGTTTGACGCAGCGCAAGCGCGCATTGAGCGGCTGCGTGCAGCATGGGAACGATACAACGCCGCGCTCGAACTTGCGGAAGGTACGACGCAACAAGACATTGTGAAGTCGTGGGATGCGATAGACGCCGCTCTCTCCGACAAGGGAGAGAAGCCGTGACTGACAAAGAGCCGGGGCAACGTCAGATAGATCATCTAACGAAAAGCTTTATGAACAATGACTTTGCTTTGCACGTTGGCGACTGTTTAGAGGCGCTACGAGCAACTGAGGATGGGAGTTTTGACCTAACCGTTACAAGCCCTCCCTACGATAATCTCAGGACATACAACGGCTACTCTTTCGATTTTGAAAACATTGCTAAGGAGTTATATCGGACGACTAAGGATGGCGGGGTTGTTGTTTGGGTTGTTGGTGATGCAACGGTTGATGGCAGCGAAACAGGGACATCATTTAAGCAGGCTCTTTACTTCAAAGAGATTGGATTCAACCTGCACGACACAATGATTTGGAACAAGGCGGGATTCAGCGCTGTGGGTGCCTTGAAGACCCGCTATGCTCCGGTCTTTGAGTATATGTTTGTCCTGTCCAAAGGTACTCCGAAGACTTTCAACCCCATCAAGGACCGTCCCAACAAACACGTTGGCAAGAAACTAGCAGGGACAAAACGGCAGGCCGATGGCTCTACCAAGCCCTTAAGCGGGGCTGGAGAGAAGGTCTATGCGCAGTTTGGACAGCGGTTCAACATCTGGGAGATATTTCCTCAGAGGCAGCGGGGCGAGGACAAGCATCCAGCTCCATTCCCAGAAGCATTGGTTAGGGATCACATTGCCTCTTGGTCTAAACCATGCGATGTCGTCTTTGACCCATTCACAGGCAGCGGAACAACAGCCAAAGTTGCCTTAGAGATGGGACGTAAATTTGTGGGTTGTGAAATCAGCCCTGAATATGCGGCTATGGCCCAGCGTATAACAGAATCCGCTAGACGAAAATCTAATGGAGAGAAGCCGTGAGTGAGAAACAGAAAAAGGGATTTGCGGTCATGTCGCCCGAGCGCGTGAGAGAAATCTCCAGCAAGGGCGGGAAGTCTGTGCCGCCGGAGAAGCGCATCTTCTCGGTGAACCGCGTTCTCGCATCACAGTCTGGCCGCAAAGGCGGCATGTCGAAAAAGAGTGAACAATGAACCTGTATCTTGAGTTCATCGTAATGTGGATTGCAACCGTGATTGCAGTCTGCATTACCGCAGTCGCAGCAATCATCCTAGTTGCCATTGGTGAGGCACTGTCCGAAAAGTTTGGGGGATCAAAATGAAACTGATGATTGCAACTCCAATGTATGGAGGACAGTGTTTTGGGTTCTACGCTCAATCACTGCTGCTGACGCAGGAAGTGTTGAGGCAGTCAAACATCCCATTTTGTTTTCAGTTTATGTACAACGAGAGCCTTATTCCTCGCGCCCGCAATGCGCTGGTGAAAGCGTTTTTGAAGGGAGACTGCACACATCTGCTCTTCATCGACGCGGACATTTGCTGGAAGGGTGAAGATGTCCTTCACATGATAAATGCTGATGTGGACATCATCTGCGGCATTTATCCGAAAAAAGAAATCAACTGGCATAGCGTCGAGCGAGCCGTTCAATCCAAGGTTCCGGCGAGCGAGTTGAAGAATCACACAGGATCTTGGGTCATCAACCTCGTCAACTACGACGCCGAGGTTACCGTTCCCATCAACCAGCCGTTCGAAATCTGGGCCGGTGGCACGGGCATGATGCTCATCAAGCGTGAAGTGTTCGAGAAGATGGCTGACCATGTTCCCGTCTACAAGAATGATGTAGTCGATCTATCTGGAAACCTGGCGCAGGCTGAAGAGATTTCAGAGTTTTTCGCCACCAGCATTGAGGCGGAAACCCAGAGGCTTCTGTCTGAAGATTACCACTTCTGCGCCATCTGGCGGAAACTTGGCGGTAAGATTTGGGCTGCACCGTGGATGGATTTAGGCCACTGCGGAAGCTACCTCTTCCAAGGCGAGTTTCTTAAAAGCTAGCCGCAATATCCGGCACGCCGCGCATTGTTTGTCTTTACCTCAACAATGGTCTGCGGCGTGTCTTTGCTCGACCAAGAAACATCGCGCCATACCGAGCAGACAGCCTTAGTCTCGGCGGTGACCATCGTCTGCGAGCAGCCTGTCACCAGAAACATCGACAGCATCACCAGCGCGTACCGCATCTCCCAACCTCTTCAGTTCCTCTGCCTGCAACCTGCTTCGCAAATTGGCCTCGGCATCCGATTTGACCCGCATGTATATGCCACCGGCCAAGATAACCGCCAAAAGCACGGCAGTAACAATTTTTCCTATGGGGGAGAACAGTAAAAAACTCATGCTCCCTCTTCATCCAGGCGGCGTTTGCGCCAATACCAGATCGCCGCGCACGCTAGAGCGATTGCGACCAACACCAGCAGCGCAGGGCGTCCTAAAGCCTCCGACAGAGTGCCAATGTTGTTTACAACCTCGGTCCCGGCGGTGATCGCCGCGGCGCCGCCAGCCAGGACAGCAGCGTTGCCCTCTTTGGATTCGAGCATCGTCTTGCTGGCGACCGGCTTGTCGGGCTGGAGCCGAGATTCCTTGAAAACTTCTGGCTTTCCGTCTTCCATGTTTCTCCACAGAGCGGCTTCTGCCCTTCTTCGGCGAATCAAGCCCTTCATGGTCGTGCCAGCAGCCTTCGTCCACTTCATAAACTCAGCGGGAACGTCATCAAAACGGCCCTGATTTACACGTTTCAACAGTGTGGATTTCTGGAGATTGCCGACACCGCAATTATACGCGAACGACACGAGCGCATCGAACTGGTTCTGTTTAAGCTGTACAGTAACCAATTTTTCTACGGCGGCTTCGTACTTGCGAAGGTCATCCCGAAGAATGCGCTCTGCATCCAAGCGGGAAATAGTCATCTTCGGCAACACCCTGGGTGGCCCTGCTGCGGTGGTGTGACCGTACCCGATTGTCCAGGGTTCGCCGTGCGTGGCAGGGTCTGGATATGCTGTTAACTCCAGCCCCTCAAATTCCTTGATGAGGTTTATACCGGCAGCAGAAATGTTCATTTATCTGCTTTCTGGTCTAGCTTGTCGTAGATGCGCTGAAACATGTCCTCAATGTGCTGCATCCGCTTGTCGAGATCGACGCGAAGCACATAATGCCTAGGCAAATCGACTTCGATCTGGTGCAGGTCTTTACGCAATTCCCTGACTGCGCCCCAAACCTCTCGCGCAAACCAGCCGCCGCAGCCAATAGCCAAACCAGCAGCCAAGTTTATCAGAGTCTGCGAATCCATTAACGACACCCCCACCTGCGACGAGCGGCGCGACCGCGTTCGCCCTTCCAACCTTTCGACCGAGCGCAAAAAGACTTATGCCTCGGGTTTTTAGGGTCTTTGGTGGGAGCCTTCAACTTGGAGCCGGTGGCTCGGTTGTACTTCGCCCTGCCTTTGGCAGTAAGCCCCCCGCCAGCTTTGACGGAGAGCTTCTCACCACGACCAACTGACAGATTTGGGCCTTGCTTCCTGCCGGGCATTAGCGCCTCCCAGGTCGTTTCGCCGTCTTCGCAGACTGCCGGAACGCTTTGGCAGTGGGTGCGCCCTTTGCGCCGGGCTTACGCATCCTCTCGCCGCTTCCGGCTGCGATGCGCTCACGTTTAGCGTGAATGTTTGCGTAAAGACCCGGCTTTGCCATTACATGCCCTCACCCGGTGTGATGTAGACCTCGGCGTTGTTGTGTTCGGCAATCGCAGACACATACACCGTTTTGCTCGCGCTGGTCTGAGGCCCGCTCAAAACAAATTTGCAGTTGACCGGAACCAGAACAGTGTTTCCCGCGGCATTAGCATCCGGCAAAGTCGCGGTGACGTTGCTTGTTCCGATACGGACATAGACCGGCTTGTTAGACGCGTCATGGTTGCCCAGCAAATACTGATTTGACGGGCTGTCCGAGGTAACCTCAATGGTCACGGCTGTGTTAGCTGTGGGAAGCACGATTTTGAACGTGCCACCCATAGGCTGGAATGGAATGTTATTCGCCATTACCGCCTCTCAGGCTTGGTCGTCGGGCTGTTTTTGGTGTCGTTGGGCTTGTCGGAGAAGTTCCAGACAGCCTGGAACCCCCCGGC